AGTTTATCTTCTAAAGCAAAAGAACAAGTATTAAGTGAGCCTTTAATTATGGAAGAAAGTGAGATATTAAAGGTAAATGCAACCAGCGGCGCAGCAGATGTGATCGCATCAATATTGGAGATAAATAGGGATTAATATGTCATTTATAGAAACAGAAGCATCATACAGAATAGAAATAATAAACGGTAAACCAGTCAAGATTATTACACCACAAACAGAGGTTACATTAACTAATATAAAAACAGGACAAGAGTACAACTCAGACGCAGAAGCTATGCAAGACGTACAAAACCCTGAAACAGAGACTGTAGCTGACGATATTAAAAGAGATGTTAAGGTAACTGTAGAAGCTTTACCACTTGGAGGAGATACAAAATTATAGTATACTAGAACGATGGCAATAACTAGAGCACAACAAGCAAAACAAATGTTACAAGACGGAGGTATGTTGGTAAAACCATCTACAGATGGTAAACGACCAGGATATAGAAGTGCAAAGGTTCAAGCAGCAAGAGAAAAATCATATTCACCTGGAATATCTCCAGGTAGGTCACAAGCTCAATTTGGTCATACTGGTCACGCTGGAAAAAGTGAAAACACAGCTAAAAGACATCAAAGAGAAGGGAGAGATGTTCCAGATGATGCTCCTGATTCAGCAAAAAATCCATATTCAGGACATAATCCAAATGAAATACCAGCAGCTGATAAAAACAAAGATGGAAAAATAGGACCTATTGAAAAAACAAATCAATTTTTACTTGAAAAAACAACTCCTTTTAAAAAAAATCAATTAAGAAAACTTATAGATTATATAGGTGGAGGACGACAATTTAAAGTTCCTGGTATTATGACCGTGTACGATTCAATAACAGGAAAAACTAAACTTGATCCATCAGATTATTTAGGTCTTGAAAATGTTTCTCCTTTACAATTACAAGCAATGTTTGGAAAAGATATAGTAGGAACAGCCGATGAAGAAAAAATAAGAGATGTATCAAGAGTTTTAGGTCAAGATACTATAACACAAAAAGAATTTGAACAATTTTATCCAAACATGAATCCACCAGAAGATAATAATAGAGACGATACTCCAATAGAACAAGATCCATGTAAAGGACCCAACCCACCTGCATATTGTTTTGTAAATCAAGATCAAGATCCCACAACACCTACAACACCTACAAGAAATTTAGGTGGACTAGCACCAAGATTCGCTGGTTCTATATTTGATTTCACGGGTCTTGCAGATGGAGGCAGAGTTCCTGCAATGGGTGGTGGTATTATGAACACTGATGTTATAGGTGGTTTTGCTGATGGTTCTATAGACGAGATGGGTAGACAGATGTATGGTCTAGGTAAACTTGTTAAGAAAGCAACAAGAGCAGTTAAGAAAGTTGCTAAATCACCATTAGGTAAAGTTGCATTGTTAACAGCAGGTGCTGGTTTATTTGGAGCAGGGCCAGCTGCAAGTTTATTTGGTAGTGGTAAAGGTTTAGCTTTTAAACAATTTTTACTAGGGGGTAAAACACTTCCACCTAGTTTAGGTTTTAAAAGTAAAGGTTTACTTGGTAGTGCATTAGGATTTGCAAAAGCTAATCCTGGTATGACTATAGCTGGATTATCAGCATTACCTTTTTTATTTCAAGGAGATGAGGAAGAAGAAAACTTTGATCCTTACATAGGACCTAGTATTGATATAGCTAACATTAGAGCTAATCCATATAACTTTTTAGCACCAAGATTTCAAGGTAGCACATATGCTGCTGATGGTGGCCTAATGAGAATGGGTTATCAAGAGGGTGGAGATGCAGAACCTGTAGCTAAAAAGACCATGCCATTAATAGACATGGATGGTAAAGAAAAAGACTATAGAGAGACAGGTGGTTTTGTAGACATGGGTAGAATGGAAAGAGCTGATGATGTGCCTGCTAGACTATCTAAGAATGAGTTTGTATTTACGGCTGATGCTGTAAGAAATGCTGGTGAAGGAGATATAGACAAAGGCGCAGAAGTTATGTATAACATGATGAAAAACCTCGAAGCCGGAGGTGAAGTATCAGAAGAATCGCAAGGCTTAGAAGGCGCTAGAGAAATGTTTAAAACATCACAAAGATTAGAGGAAGTATTATAATGTCGACACAAACAACCGTATCTAGACCCGCACCATTTGTAGAAGATTTAGGAAAAGATTTAGCCCAACAGGTAGTAGCTCAAACAGGTGTACCAATAGTTACACAAGGTATTGGAAGTTTAACACAACAACCAGGTGAAACAGCTGAGGGTTTTAAAGCAAGACAAGATGCTGCAAGAGCATTTACAACAAGACAACAAAATTTAGCAGGACTTGCACCACAAGTTGCAGGTTTAAGTCAATTAGAACAAGACGCAAGAACAAGAGCACAAGCAGGTCTTGGATCATTTGAACGTTTTGTACAAGCTGCAGAAGGAGCTACGGGTCCACAAGCATTTCAACAATTTATGTCTCCGTATCAACAACAAGTCATTGATACATCGTTAGAAGAATTCGATAGACAAGCAGCGATGCAAGAACAACGGATCAGGGACCAAGCAGTAGCTTCTGGTGCGTTTGGTGGTGGAAGA